GATGCCGTAAGCTTTTAACCAGCCTACATCATACTGCGCATTGTGAAAGATTTTACGACAAGGCAACTTACACACATCGTGCATATATTTAATAACTTGTTCTTTGATAAGATTACCGCCACCAAAATGACCGAAAGGGTAGTATGCTTGAAACCCCTCTGTTGCTACAGCAAACCCAATAATCTCACCACGACCTGTAGCCCACCCAGCCCCTAGACCTTTAGTAATACCATCATCTCTAGTTTCTAAATCTATAGCAATCTCTTGAGCATCGCTTAAATCTTTGTACTCTAGTGGAGAAGACCATATGTGTTTCTTGAAATTAAATGTAAGCTGTAAGCTAGTCATCTTTGTAATCTCTTTCTATTATCATATCTATATAGTGTTTAGCTTTTAACAAATCTTCTTTACCACCCTTGCCTTTGTGACGACATATGTATTTTATTACGTTACCTTCAGCAAAAAGTATTTTGTTTACGTTTATAAATTGTGATGGCTGTATGTTAAATACTGTGTAGTATTGACCACCTCTATCCCATAGATCTTTTTTCATTTAGAAAATCCTTTTTGATTTCTTGCAATAAATCAACGTAGGTTAATTTGTTTTTATCTTCCTCAAACTCTATTGTTAGCATCATTCGTATGCCATTGTAGTTTACAACCATATGTTCTTTTTGATTGTTGAATATAAACCTGCTGCCAGGATAATACTGCAGCTCTACAATTGAATGACTCACATCATTGTATTCTCTAAAAAATGTATATGAGGTGTTAGGTGTCATTATCAAAGAGTTGATGCACACACCTCTTGTAGAGTCTCTATGCCAATTGTAAATTGTTTGATCCTCCATCTTTAAAACACCGGCTTTGTATTTATGCCTACCATACAACCAAATGTAAAAGTCATCCATAAGAAGAATGTCAAGTGGTATTGGCGTAGCTGTAAAGTTAAAGTATTTAATCCACTGCGTGTCAGGGTTAAATATTATATTGTACAAAGCAGGACTGTAAAATTGTCCTACAGGTAGTTCTTCGAAATAAGGACTGGTCATTGTCTCTCCTGTATGTAAACCAAGTAATCCATACCTATTGGATAATTATATTTATAGTCCGTGGACAATATATGTAAAGTATTTTTTGCTCGTGTAACACCCGTATAGTATACACGTTTTTCATCAGCTTGTTCACTTGTATTTTTATTACTAAAAGCAGAAGGCCAATTAGCTTTGGAGTATATGATAACATTGTCTGCCTCACCACCCTTAACAGAATGTATTGTATCTATAACAATCTGAGGATCCTCATTCAATTGTTTTTGACCATATCGTTTTAACAATCTTATAAAATATGTGACCTGTTCTGGTTTGAAATTTCTCTGCAGTATCTCCCACCAAGGTTTGCTGATGGCTTCGTCAGGTAAATCTAGACCACACCATTCTTTTAAACCCTTGAAGTCATACTCTTGATAGTCAGGCAAATCACTCCAAAACTTATCACGTCTGTAACTTAAATCTTTGAGTTGACGAATGTATTTATACATCGTTTCAGCTCTTTTTTTGTCAATCTTTTTACCTTTGGTAATCGACGTCCAAGCTCGTATGGCCGTCCACTGTGAGCTGTCAAACGATCTTGTTCCTTTGGTATCTCCATAATATAAACCTGCATCTTTAGCACACATTCTCAGTTCGTTTACTGTTGTGTTGACTCTACCTAATATATACCAAGTGCCTGGTAATTTTCCAATGGGTATCTCATTAAAGTTTAGATATCTTTTTACCGCACCTGACTTGTTTAACGCTTGATAATCTTTTTCAACGCTATCAATTATGCCCCTGCGTATGATTTGAGAAAAATGATGTATAGCCTCACCAAACCTACGAGTCTTTCTCAGTACTACATTTCTACCCGGAAAGTAAGTGGTAAAATATTTAGGGTCAGCTCCGTTCCATTTATATATACCTTGATCATCGTCACCAGCTAAGTACACACGTTTAGCGTTTGATGACATCTTGTAAATAACAGACCATTGTAAAGGTGTGAAGTCCTGAGCTTCGTCTAATATCAACACTTCTAGCTCGGGAAAATTTACTTCATCAATAGCTCTTTCAATCATATCAGTAAAGTCTATAAAAGATTCTTTTTTGTAATGTTCGTAAGTATCTATCTTTCTTAAAAAAATATCTAAGTTATCTCTCTTGTACGATTCTTTTTTATAAACCAATCTAGGGTCTTGCAGCATATTTCTAGCTTTATCGTAGATACCCAGTGACCAATCTTTATATGTAAAATTGTCATCAGAGAGACGCGCGTCAGATGTTTTAATAATTCTAGCTTGTAAAGCATAGTCCAACATACAGTTCTTTGGATCGAAAACCTCCTCCTCAAAGTAACGACGACAATACTTATGTAATGTTTTAAACCTTTGAAAATCATCGAGACTGTATTGTGTAAAAGCAGATAAAGCTCTGTCTCTTGCAGTATCGACAGCTTTGTTCGTAAACGATATGAATGCTATATCTTTAGGATGCACACCTTTATTTAGATACCCCTTCAAAACTCTTTCAATCAATGTATAGGTTTTACCTGTTCCAGGCGGACCAAATATCTTAATTGTTTTCTTGAATATCTTTTTGTGCTTGTGGAGATCTGAATTTTTTTGTGTGGTAGTCATCATCCATTTCACTCGTTTCTTCTTTCGGTTTTGTTTTTATTGCTTGGTGATTTACAAAGTCTGGCATTTCGACAGACCATATGTTCTTTTCACCTTCGTGGTAATCTTTTCTTTTACACCCTAATAATCTTAATGCATCTGCAGTAGTGTTGAAAGCCTTACTGCCAGATTTTTTTAGAAATTTGTCAAGGGTAAGTTTTTTAAAATGACAATGGTTAGATTTACTGTCTAATACCACATACCCATCTTTAAGTTTATCAAACTTATCTTGTTCAATGTGTGACTCAAAAAAGTCTTTTAACACAGAGTATCTTTCTTCTTCTAGTGTGTCAGCATACATATGTTCCAAACTCTCTTGAGCTTGGTCGACAATGCCTTTCATCAATAATTCAAATGGACTAGGACCTTTTCTTGGTTTAGGTAGTGTCATCCAATACACTCTATGTCTAAGCAGCTTAACTCTAAATGACTTCTCATCTTTCATATCTTCTGGTGTAACAGATATATGCTGCCCTTTGAAATCAAACTCATACCAAATGTTTTTTGTATCCTGTATGTACTTGACGTTTTCAAATTGATCTATAATTTCTGGAACAGCCTCACCAATACCAAGACTTCTAGTCTTACAAAGATCTTTATTACATATAGCTTGATATTCAGGATGTTTAGGAGGACATTGAAATGTATAACCACCTTTAGATACAGACTTAGCAAGAGCAATAACTTCTGTTGAAGGTAGTGGTTCTGTAAAGATTTGATTGTTTCTATTAATTGCAATTTGTTCCAATCTTTGTACAGATATATCAGGCTCTTTCTTTGCCTCTAACACTAATACATTAAATAAAAAATTGTTTCTGTTATTACCACTCCAACCCTCTTGTATAAGTTTTTGTACACAGGGTGGGTAATTGCTCCATTGTGTTTCTGCTTCGTAATCTTCTACTTTGTATTTGTAAAAGTCCTCTGGATTCATTTTTTTTTGTTCTGCTAATTCAATAAACCTACCCACTAACACAGGTGTATTGTTATCATCAAAGGCAAACTCCATTGATGCATTTACATTGTGGTATGGCATATTCACTGCTTTATTTGCAGGAAAAATTTCTTGCGCCAAAAAATACTGATTATTAATTTCTTGTAATTTAGTTGTGACTTTTTTTACATCTGCCAAATCATTAAAGAATATAAATATATGCAGACCACCTGACTTTGATTTTACAGGGACAAAAGGTAATTTATATTTTTTAATAATTTCTACATATTTCTTTTCGGAATAGTCTTTGTAGTTGGTAGGGTCAACATCAATACAGGCCCACTTACATTTATCACCAATCTCTGGTCGTAAACCTAATCTAATCTTACCATCTAGATGCAGTTTCCATAGGTCGCTGGTCACTGATTCGTGGACAGTTGTATATTGAGCAGACTTCTTCCCCCTCTCATCATCCTCCCCGGTAAGGGAGGATTTGAGATATTTAGAATTATCGCCCTCAAAGAGTGCAAATAATTTATCGTGCATTTAGAATGGTACGTCGTCTTTTGTTTCTTCTGTAGTGGCTTGTGGCTTTTCATCAAAATCCACTTTACCAAAAATGTCAGACTCCATAGCACTTTTGTAAAAAGCTTTAGTAAGTCCTAAAGTTTTATCTTGTCCAGGTTTATTTAGATAAGAATCAAAAGTGATATTCCAACCAATCCAAGAGCCTTTGTTATTGGACTCCTGTACTGATTTAAGACGATACACAGTTGCCCAAGAAGGTGGTGTAAAGAAACCTTTTTTACCCTCTAGTCTTCTGCTTTGTATCATTGAGACCCATAGTCTTGAAATCTTTTTCTGTGTTGATTTCATAGTTACTAAGGCTTGTTCAACAGGCTCATATTTTTCGTTTAATATGTAAACAAAATGATTGCCTGTATCCTCAATGTAATTACCATTCTCAAGACGATCTTTATTATCATCGCCTCTTGAAGTTTTGCCAACAGCTGCTACCTGTTCAGCCAATGTCTTATACATAGCACTAGGTCTTCCTGGACTAATACCTCTGTCTGCCCACTCATTAAGAGTGTTAATAAACAGACAAGGCACTACCAAAATACCTTGATTACCATTGTAAAGACTACCTGTGATTTCGTTAAAGATGTCACCGACTTTTGCGTCTTTGTTGTATTTCGCATCGTTCTGATTGGTAAAAGGTGAGTTAGCATTTATTAATTTCAAAATAGGTAGCTTAGTATCTTTTGCAGTGACATACTCACTTCCCTGCCCTGCAAATTCTTCAAGTGCGGATACTGCACCTACTTCTTGTTTTTTCTTGGTTGCGACTTCATTCATTTTTTACTCCTTTTTCTTGATGATTGTTTTGTTTGCAACATATACCCCAAAAGTTTCCATAGGTATGAATTTACCTTGTATGATTTGCTCTTTAGCAAATGCAGTCAAAGTAGATGGTTCTATTTTTTCTTTTTGAGATACTCTATCTGCACCAACTTGTTTCTTAAGTCCTTCCAACACTTCTGTAGCCAGATTGTCTTCAGACCTTTGAAACTCGATAGTGAGATTGTTTTTAATAATATCGCCGTGATTATTATCCCTAAGCCATTGAAATGCCTCAGCTTTATTTCTCTCAGCGATCTTTGCATAATACCTAGGTCTTATGCTTACAGATGAACCATCCGTAAGTTTCAACTCAGATATACCAGCTTCGTGCAATAAATCTGGAATTACTTTTTCAGAATATAATCGTTCTTCGTCTTTAAGCTTTTTTAATTCTTCTTCGACTTGTTCAATTTGTTTCTGAAGTTCCAATAATTCATTGCAAGATAATGCGATGCCTTTTGCAGCATCGGTGTCTACCTTTATAGCGGCAGATTCTGCTTCTAAATCCATAGAAACTCCTTTCTTTCCTAAACTAATAATATTATTACATTGACTTGTCAAATTATTTTTTGTAATAATTTCCTAATGAGTTACAAATTTCTTATAAAACCCTTTGAACATCAGCGTCAGGCCTTAAATGCAGGTGCTGACAAAAATTTGTTTGCATACTTTATGGAGATGGGTACAGGCAAAACAAAAGTCAGTGTTGACAATGCTTGTTACCTTTATCAAGAAAGAAAAGTAAATGTTGTTTTAGTTGTTGCACCTAACTCTGTATATAGAAATTGGGAAAGGCAAATTAAAGAAAACGCACCTGTTGAAACTACAGTATTTGTTCATAAGAGAGATAAAAAGTTTGTCAAAACACCAGGAAAACTAGCGTTTTTTCTTATCAATATAGAAGCCTTTTCATCTAAATTGGGTGTACAAACAGTTGGTAAAATCATAGATGAATATGCACAAACAATGATGGTTATTGTTGATGAGTCTACAAAAATAAAAAACAGAACTGCAAAGAGAACAAAATCACTTACTAAAATATGTCGTCCTATCGCATATAAGAGAATACTTACAGGTTCACCCGTCACTAAGTCACCACTCGATCTCTTTAGTCAATGTGCTTTTTTAAGTGAGGAATTACTTGGCTTTACAAATTTCTATGCATTCAGGTCTAGGTACTGTGTAATGAAAACTGTAGGGTTAGGCAACACGGGTAAACAATTT